CTTAGATTAGCCCCACCCAGATCGGCCTCCCCCAGATCGGCCTCCCCCAGATCGGCCCCCCTTAGATCGGCCTCCCCCAGATCGTCCCCACTTAGATCGGCCCCACTTAGATCGGCCCCACTATATAGTGCCATTTCAACAGCCTCTTTCATGTTTTCGGTCTCCGCTATAAAGATAACTTTACTGGTATATCTATTCAGTATTTCTATCATTTTCACACCTCCTCTATTTTCTACGGGTTAAAGGATCAACATTAACCAGCCCATTACAGCCAGCAAAACAAAGAACGCAATCGTTTCGATTATTTTATACGCCATTTTTGCCTCCTGTCCACTCTGGTAAGGGCTCTGCATCCAGTTGGTTTGTGTCTGCAAAGCACTTTTTCAGACTCGTTGTGTGCCTGCGTGATGTGGCTTCGTAGCCTGATAACTCCATAAAGTCCAAGACGTCCATTTCCGGCATGATTAAACCTCCTTTATGTCAAACACTGTTAAGGTTTTATTATTTGCGACAAACTCGTTATATTTTGCCCTATGTTTATCGCAAACGCTTAAAATCGTTTTGTCAGTATCGTAGCAGTTATAAACGCAGCCGCATTCCAATTTTATGCTTTGATTTGCTAAAGAGCCCTTTCTGAATCTCCATTGTGCCATGGTTTAATTCTCCCTTGTTTTTAATGCCATAAGGCGATTAATAGATCCAATAATGCGAACAAACCCAAAATTATAATTATGTTTAAGATCATCTTTCCGTCCTCCTTAGTTTTTTAACCGCTCAAGTCGGCCCCCGGAAACCAGGGACCGAGTGAAAAGTTAAAGAGCGATCAATCTCTCATTGTAATAATTAGCATATTCATTGCCCAGGGTATCAATGACGCTGTGGCTATAATTCCAAACCCGATTACTTTGCTCGATCGCCGCCGTCTCCGTTTTGTGCGTTGTGTACCCCTTGCCGCCATAATAAGCCGCTAGTACTACAGCGTACTTACTGCCCTTCGGAAAGTTGATATCTCTATCAAAATTATCACTTGCGATATCATGGATTGATCCTGTTCCACTCATTTTTTGCTCTATCGTGTAAGTTTTCATAATTGCCTCCCTTTTTCTTCCACTTATAGGTTATGGGATTTAACTGCTTTTCTGAGGTCATTCAAACCCCATCCTTGGTTGTGTTTCCGTTTATTCATTTCTTGTGATTTACTAGGAGATATGCGGCCCTTGTTATTCATGATCGACCTGATGTAATTATTCCAATCGATCCGTCTCTCTTTGGTGACTTCCAGGGGCCAGTCGGCCAGAAATTCAGCGTCTTTCCTATCTTCCAAACCCTTCAGCGTGGCGCGGAGTTGATCTATTTCGGCTTGGTCAAATGTCCCGCACTCCCTGGCAATGCTGCAATCCTTGATGATGATTTGACGCCTGATGGAATCCATCTGCTCGCCTATGGTTTTGGGTCTGGCAGCCTCATGCTCCATTTCCTTTTTAATCCTTGCCTCGCGGATCGGATTGTAACCCTCGCCGCCCTCATTGTTGATTCTGTCATATTCTCTTTCTTTCATCGTCCTTACCTCCCCTTTTGTTGTCTATTTATACTATTATTATTATCGTTAGGTCAAGCATAAAACACACTTTTTTTCATTATTTTCAAACTATTTTTACTTATGTAATAAAAACGGGAAGTTGTGGGCCTAAATACTCGTTGATATTTGCCAAAAGTGCTGTATAATATGTCTTAACTCCCCGGTAATATCCGGCAAACACTAACTTATATAATAATCTATAAATCAAGCCGCGAATCCGGGGAGCACAAAAGGACGCTATGAGAGGCAAACCAAAAAGAGACGGATCTGGCAGGGGCAAGCGGGAAAACCGTGGGCGTGGTGGATGTGCGAAACCCCCGAAAAGCGGGAAGGGTAAACGGTAATGACACTGGTTGATAATTTGTCAGACAACAAAGAGACCACAAGATCCGTTGGCAGGCCCCGCAAGTTTTCCTCCCCGGAAGATCTGGAATCGAAAATTGACGCGTATTTTGCATCGTGTACTGAAGAGACAACGGACGAGCAAGGCAAGACTAAGATACGCTATAAAAGACCCTATACGATCACAGGGTTAGCGTTGGCGTTAGACACAACTCGCAAAACACTGCTTAACTACCGAAAAGAATACGAGGCAGAATATCTACCCTCGCTCAAAAAAGCGCTCGAAATCTGCCAGAATTTTGCTGAAGAAAATCTCTACACAGGCAAGCAAGTAGCCGGAACTATTTTTGTTTTAAAGAATAATTATGGTTGGAAGGATGTGCAAGAGATTAACGTCAAAGCAATCGAGGAGCTATCAGATGAGGAGTTAGAGCGCAAAATCGGGCAACTGCAACAAGTAGCGGGGCTTGAGGATGGCTCAGGATCGGTTGTTGACGTTGAGTTGATACCAGAGTAAGGGGGATAAAATGGCAATATGTAAGGTATGCGGCAAAGAATTCGAGAGCAAACGTAGCACAGCACTGTATTGTAGCGGAGCCTGCCGACTTAAGCATAAGCGAGAGTTAGCGTTACAGGATCGAGTTAGCGTTACAGATAATAGTCCGCTTAGCGTTACAAAACCCGTTAGCGTTACAGATAATCGAGTTAGCGTTACAGGCAGGACCGGGCAAGACGGCGTACCCGGGCAGGATGTCATATGGTTGGATGGATACGATCTGAGCGAGGAGGGATTCATTAGGCGTAATGCTAACTGGGCAGACTGGAGTGAGTCAACGAGAGCGTCAATCAGGGCAGGAGTCCGACGAGTCAATCAGAGATACATCCAGGATCGAGCTGACAACGTGGCGGCAAGAGAAATAAGGTTAGGGGCCTAATGGATCGCACGGCAAAAATAAAATACATTGAGTTGCTCGAGGAAAAGGCACGTCGGGCGGATATGTCAAAGATATACCGCTACTACCCTGACACAGGCCCACTGTCGAGAGAGTTTTACAGGCCTCATATGCAATTTTTCGAGGCTGGCGCAACGTATCGTGAGCGAGTCATCATCGCCGCTAACAGGATTGGCAAGAGTGAGGGTATCGGTGGCTACGAGATGACCCTGCACTTGACTGGAGATTATCCACACTGGTGGCAAGGCAAGCGGTTTACTCGTCCGATAAGGGCGTGGGCGTGCGGTACTACCGGGCAGACGGTTAGGGATATCGTACAACAAAAGCTTTTAGGGGATATTAACGCGCTTGGGACTGGGTTGATTCCCGGTAAGTGCATCAAGGTAGGATCGGATAAGCGTAAGAGTGGTGTCCCTGATGCAATAGAGTCAATAGAGATTAAACACAGTTCAGGCGGCTACAGTAAGCTGGGGTTTAAGTCGTACGACCAGAAGCGAAAGGCATTCGAGGGTACGGAGAAAGATGTCATCTGGTTGGATGAAGAGCCGGACCTTGGAGTCTATACAGAGTGTCTGATTAGGACAATGACCACCAACGGCCTTATCATGCTGACATTTACACCTCTTGTGGGATTGTCAGCGGTAGTTCTGCAATTCCTACCGGGCGGACAGTTCGGGCAGGACACAGGCAAGTTTGCTATTGGTGCTACATGGGATGATGCACCTCATCTATCACAAAAGGATAAAGATGAGCTGTGGAAAGCAATCCCGGTATATCAGAGAGACGCACGGTCAAAGGGTATTCCTCAGCTTGGGAGTGGTGCAATCTATCCCCTGCCAGAGGACGATATCTCAATAGGGGATTTCGAAATACCGCAGTATTGGCCCAGATTATACGGTATGGACGTGGGGTGGAATTGGACGGCTGCGGTATGGGGTGCGCATGATAGGGATACAGATATACTTTACCTTTACTCAGCATACAAGCAAGGACAGTCAATGCCACCTGTCCATTCTAACGCCATTCTTTCGAGGGGTAAGTGGATACCGGGGGTTATAGACCCAGCGTCACAGGGGTCTAATCAAGCTGATGGGTCTAAGCTGATAGATACCTATAAGGGTTTGGGTCTGAGGTTATCCAAGGCAGACAATGCAGTTGAGGCCGGCATACATAGTTTATGGTTGAGGATGACTACAGGGAAGCTTAAGGTATTTAAGTCCTGTGTCCCCTGGTTGGAGGAGTTCCGGCTTTATCGGAGGGACGAGAAGGGCAAGGTTGTTAAGAGTAGCGATCATTTGATGGACTGTACAAGATATCTAAATATGAGTTTAACAAGGGCAGAGGTTATGCCTGCACAGATAGCGTTTGATGATGATTATGGTACGATGAGCGCGAGGAATCTGCTTGCACAGCGGTACTTTACAAACAAGCAAAGTTCTGAGACTGACATATTAACAGACGGATTGAGAGGTTAATTATGGGATTTTTAGGAGGAGCTTCGCCCCCGGCGATACCGGAAGCACCGAAGTTACCAACACAGACCGATGCAGAAGTCAGGGCTGCTGCTGCTGCTGAACGTGAGAGGCTGAGAAGGGCAAGAGGCAGGACTTCAACGATTATGACAGGTGGGGCCGGGGTAACTGAAGAATACGCAGGCGGCAAGAAGACATTGGGTGAATAGATGAAAGCACAAGAAGTAAGAAAATACTTCAGTCAGCTTGTCACTACCAGGCAACCATATGAGCCCTTATGGCAAGACATTGCTGATCTTGTGGCTCCTCGGAGGTCTAACATTTTGGGGACTGAGCTACCGGGCAAAAAGAAGGGTTTGAGGATCTACGATGGATCTCCAAGGAGTGCATGCCAGCAGATGGCAGACGGATTTTATGGGTATCTATGTAGCCCTTCGATGCACTGGTTCAGGTTGTTAATGGCGCGGAATGAATTGAATGATATCCCGGAAGTCAAAGCGTTTCTTCAGGATAGCGAGGAACAGCTTTACTACGCATTTAATCGGTCAAACTTCTATGCTGTAGCGCCTGAATACTTCTTTGATGGTGGGTCGATAGGAACGGCTACCATGTACGCCGAAGAAGACATCGGGCAGGGAAGAGTAATCTTCATGCCGATAGCCCCCGGCGAGAGTTATATCTCCGTCAATCGTTATGGCGAGGTCGACACCGAATATCGTAAGTATAAGATGACTGCTCGGAACGCAGTGGAGAAGTTCGATAACTTGTCAGACAAGGTAACTCAAGCCGCTGAGAATGCTCCTGAGACAGAGTTTAGCTTTATCCATGCAGTCTATCCAAACAAGAAAATAAAGCCCAACAAGGTAGATCATAGCGGTATGGCGTATGAGTCGGTTTACCTCGAAGAGAAGGGAGAGGATGAGTTTCTCAAAAAGGCTGGGTATAATACCTTCCCTTATTTTGTTTGGAGATACAGAGTAGATTCAGGCGAGGTTTACGGTAGAAGCCCTGCTAGTGATTCAATGGTTGATATACTTGGATTGCAACAGATAGGCAAGACCATCTTACAGGCTACACAGTTAGCCGTTGAGCCTTCGTTTAATGTGCCAGAAGAGATGCGTGGTAAGGTAAGGATTAAGCCAAGAGGGATGAATTACTATCAAGATCCTAAACGGACAATAACGTCTGTCCATGTTCCTGCTTCATTGCCCGCTGGGGAGGCACAGCAAGAGCGACTAACTCAGACTATTGAGAAGAACTTTCACACCGAATTCTTCATGCTTTTATCGAGGGCAGCGTTAGAAGGAAGGCAGTTGACGGTTCCACAAGTTACCGAGATGCAGGGTGAGAAGGGGGCCATGCTAGGCGCGATAGTTGGGAGACTCAACGGAGATTTCTTTGACAATGTGATTGATAGAGTTTTTCAGATTGAAGTTGAAGCCGGAAGGATGCCGGAAGTACCTGAAGTACTCTTAGAATCTGGCGAGACGAATATTGATGTGGAGTATCTGGGCCCGTTAGCTCAGGCACAGAGACAGCTATTGAGGACGCAAGGTATCATGAGGGGTATGGAGTATGTTGGTAATCTTGCACAGATCTTCCCACAAGTCACTGATAGGGTTAACCCGGATGTGGTAGCTGACGAGATATTTGATTCGGTAGGGTTCCCGCAGAAGGCTATTGTCCCCTTGGATGAAGCTAACAAAGTCAGAGAAGCAAGGGCAAAGCAGCAGCAAGAAATGGCAATGATGGAGATGATGGGTAATGCGGCGGATAAGATTCCCGCTTTAAGCAAAGCCCCGGAAGAGGGAAGTCCGGCTAAAAAAATGATGGGTGAAGAATAATGCCAGTACAGAAAGTTGATAGTGGTTATAGGTGGGGTAAATCCGGTAAGATATACAAAGGCAAGGGAGCCAAAGGCAAGGCATTGAAACAGGGCCGAGCCATCCACGCAAGGAAAAAGAAATGATAAACTTCTTCAAGAATGAGAAAACATACGATATTTCATCTGATGACTATCGATTGATGTTTGAATCTTCACATGGTCAGAAGGTTCTTGCTCATATGTTGATGGAGTATCACTTTGTAGAAGAAGTTGAGACACCTGAAGAGATGATTGAAAGGAATGTATTGGTTAGATTGTTAAACAGGGCCGGGATATTGAAGGAAGAGAACTTAAAACTATTGGCAAAGGCTCTACTTGATGTAGGCCGCTTGTCACAAAAAACGGAGGATTAGATTATGGCGGCTTATTCACAGGCGGGAACGATAGCGTTCAAGAGAGAGCAGACAGAGGTTTATGAGATTGATAGATACTATCGTTATGAAATTACAGCTACAAGTAGCGGGGCCATTGTCGGGTGTGTGTATTTGAGGAAGGATGAGGTGGATGCCGCGGATGCTGTACCGGATCAGATTACAATAGATAACTCATAAGGAGGAATGTAAAGATGACAGACGTTAACGATGGCGGAGTTATTGACGATGCCGGAGGGAACACACCGGGTAACCCTTCATGGATGGCAAGTTTACCGGATGCCCATAAAGAGAATGAAAGCTTTTCCCAGTTCAAAGAACCTAAGGAAGCATGGGATAAGTTCGACACGCTCTTAAAGGCTGAAGGGTCAACTATAACGATTCCTGGTGAGGGAGCAACGGATGCAGAGAAAACCGCTTATCTAACTGCGATAGGCAGACCTGAAAAAGCAGAAGGCTATGAGTTTGCCAAGCCCTCTGAATTGCCGGAAGGTATTACCTACAGTGAAGAGGTTGAAGGTTCGTTTAAGGCAAAGTTTCATGAGCTAGGTTTATCCACGGCACAGGCTTCTGGTCTATATGACTTCTATATGAACTGGTGGATGGGCGGGATTCAGACTGAACTTTCTGGGCGAGAGACAGCGAAAACACAAGCAAGCGACAGTCTCAAAACAGAGATGGGCGTAGATTATGACACCAACATAGCTTTAATGGGTAAGGCTATCGAGAAGTTTGGTGGCGAGGAATTTAAGAAATACATGGATGATAGCGGGGTTGGTAACGATCCGGCTATTATTAAAACTTTTATTAATATTGGAAAGGCTATGTCTGAAGATACCCTGATTATGGGTGATAAAGGGGCTGATGGTCGGCAACGAGGGCCGGATGGAAGAATCCAGTTCGAGTACGCAAACAGTCCCGAACTGAAGACGTAGCCATTAAAGGAGATTAAATATGTCTGAATTAAACGTAAGAGGACAGCTTACTCTTGTTGAGTTAGCGAAGCGTACAAACAACAAAGAACTGCTCACTATCGCTGAAGTCCTTGCAGAAGATAATGAGATTATAACCGATGCCGTATGGGTTGAGGCGAATGATATCACATCTCATGTCCATACTAGAAGGGCTAGTCTGCCTACGGGTTCGTGGCGGCAGGTGAATGAGGGTGTCGAGGAGGAGAGCTCCAGTACGATTCAGGTTCGTGAGCCTATCGGCATGCTCGAAGCATACTCCAAAGTTGATGAGTTTCTGGTAGAAAACGCACCTAATCCCACTCAGTTTCGAACTGATGAGGATATGGCCTTTATCGAGGGTCTTTCACAGAATCTTGCTGAAAAGCTCTTCTACGGAAATATAGCAACTGACCCTGAGCAGATCAATGGTCTTTCGATTCGTGATGCGTATGATGCAACCACTGATGCCAATGTTTGGGACGGAAGCGGAACCGGCGATGATACCGCTTCTATTTACTGTGTTCAGTGGGGGCCGAGACAGGTTCACCTTGTCTATCCAAGGGCTTCACAGTCTATGGGTGTAAAGAGAATTGATATGGGCAAACAGATTGCCTATGACTCTTCCTATAACCCCTTTATGGCTTACTGGTCACACTTCATGCTTCATGTTGGTCTGGTTATTCACGATGACAGGAATGTTCAGAGAATTGCCAACATCGAAACTGCTGGAGCTTCCAACATATTTGATGATGATCTGCTTATTAAAGCACTGAATCATATGCCTGGTAGGGGTCGTGGTGCGGTAGTCTACATGAATGAAACCATGCTGTCTCAGATGGATATACGGGCGAAAGATAAAACCAATGTGAATTGGCAACCCGGTAATGCTTTCGGTGAGGAAGTTACTCTGTTTAAGGGTCATCCTGTCCGTAAAGTAGACCAGCTTATCGACACTGAAACAGCAATAAGTTAAGGAGGATAAAAATGATACTTGATAAACAGCTTATGTTATCTGAGGGGCAGCCCATTACCGTGACTGCTCAATCAACTAACACCATTGATTTTGGTGCGGCTGATCTTGATATCGGACAAGGTAATCCGATTTATTTGGAAGTATGGCTCGATACGGCCTTTGATACTTCTGCGAATACTCTTAGCATTGATCTTTATGATGGGGCTACGGTGGGTGCAGTAGCTAAAAAGATGGAGGTTCTCCCGGCAACGGCTACGTCCTCTTTGCTTGCGGCTAATGTCGGTCTATTGGTGAAAATTTCTCTTCCCAATGACCTTAAACGACATATTGCCTTGAATTACACCTGTTCCACTACGCTGGTTTCAGGAAAGATCAATGCGTTCCTGACGATAGGATAAGGTGACCTCTATGGGTGAAATGTACGATTACCTTTGCATGACCAAGTGTATTTTCAATAGAAGGCTGCACAAGGTCGGAGAAGTTTATACCTTTGGTGCGGCTGTTAAAGTCCCTGAGCATTTTAAGAAGATGGGGATTCATAAAGAAGTTGCCTCCTTAGCTTCACAGGTTGCTGTTTTGTCTGAAGAAGTTGAGAGATTGAAGGAGAAACTTATTAAGGTTACTTCTGAAAAGAACAATCTTAAATCAAAGGTCAAGGGGTAGGCAATGGCAGTCTCATGGGTTTCGTTGTGTAATGAGGCTTTGGACAGGCTGGGATCTGAAAGGATCTCCAGCCTTACCCAAGGCACAGCTAAATCGAATCTTTGCAATAATAATTATGAGGAAGTGCGGGATAGGCTTCTTCGTAGTTATGATTGGCGGTGTGCAAAATACAGAGTTGAATTATCTTTAGATGAGGACACGCCTGGGTTCGATTATGAATATCAATATAGCTTACCAACAAGTCCATACTGCTTGCGTGTACTCAGGGCTGAAAACGATCCAGAATATTCAATAGAAGGCCGGAAATTACTTACAGATGAAAGTGAGATGAAGATTCTCTATGTTAAAAGGATTGTTGATCCTACATATCTTGATCCATTATGTAGAAATGCTTTTGTTCTTATGATGGCATCTTTGATGTGCCTTAAAATTACAAACTCTAAGTCGCTCAAAGAACAGATTGATACCGAGTTTAAGGCAATCATTCTTAACGCCGAAGGCACAAGCGCAATCGAAAGTGTCATCGAAGATATGGACGGGTCTGAATCTGATTTGTGGGTAAATGCCGGACGATAGGAGGATAGTATGACAAAAGAATGGAAAGCAATGGACTTGCAGAATTGCACCATCAACGATCTTTCGCTTACTGCTACTGCAACAGAGGTAAATACTGTATGCGATGAAGGTGGGCAGACTTCCGATGGATTACAAAGATTGCATGTTGCAAGAGCCACATATGATTTTGATGTAGATGGTGGCGAAAAAGGGGCCATTGGGCTGGGAGTTACCATTCCAGACAATGCTATAATTTGCGGTGGGTTTGTTGATGTTGTTACCACCTGTGAAACTGAAGAAACTGATGCGGGGACAATGGCTATTAGTGTTTTAACTGGTGATGACATTGTAGCTGCTGTTTCTGTTGTTGATGGTGGTAATGCTTGGGATGCTGGAGTTCAAGCTATTATTCCTAAAGCAAATACACCTGAAAGTACTGGTATTAAACTTACTTCCGCAAAAGAGATAACGGCAACGATAGCAGTGCAGAAGTTTACGGCTGGTAAATTTGTCGTATATTTGTATTATGTTGTTAGTGATTAAACTTTTGGGGAGGGGCGCCCCTCCCCATTTTTAAGGATAATTATGTCAAGAGTTAATCCTGCATTAACTAATTTTACTGCCGGCGAATGGTCAACTTCTTTATATGGGAGATTTGACCTGCAAAAATATGCTAACGCTTGCCGAACCTTAAAGAACTTTGTCGTTTATCCTCATGGTGGCGCTACGTTTAGACCGGGTAGTTATTATATTGATGAATCTATAGGTCGGGATGAAGTTACAAACGGCACTTTTTCTGTTGGCACTGGATGGACTTTGGGCACTGGATGGACAATAGCCGGAGAGAAAGCTGTTGGTGCCGCTGGAGTTGAGAGCGAATTAAAACAAACTATTACCGGTCTGGATGAAGGTGTTGTTTATGAGGTAAAGTTTACTGTTTCAGATCGAACTGCCGGAACCGTTATGCCGTCAATCGGTGGTACTGATGGAACCACAACTGGTGCAGATGCCACTTATACGCAAAGGATTGCTTGTGGAGCTACCACTGTTTTGTCATTTACGAAATCATCAATTTTTGATGGTAAGCTCGATACGATATCATGCCGTGAAATCAATCCAACAACCAGAATAATAGGTTTCCAATTCTCAATTACCCAAGCATATATACTTGTATTTACAGACCAGAACCTTAGAATAATCAAAGATCATAGTCTGGTAAGTGACGGCGGTGAAGTTGTTGAAGTTTCTACCCCATATCTAGCTGATGATTTATTTGAACTTCAGACAACACAATCTGCTGATGTGATGACTATTGTTCATGCTGATTACACTCCTAGAGAATTAATCAGAACTTCACACACTGCATGGACGTTAAGCGAGATTGAATTTAAAGATGGTCCGTGGGAAGAAGAAGAAGAAACTACAGCGATTACTCCGAGTGGGACAACTGGTTCTATTACGTTAACATCAACTGATGCCATATTTGCTGCAACAGATGTTGGGCGTTTGATTCGGCTTGAATCAAAGGGTGTTACGGAATGGGATAGTACAACAGGTTATTCGGTTGGCAATATAGCTCTTGAGGATAAAAATTATATTTGTATTCTTGGTAACACCGATAAAAAACCCCCTTATGCTATGTATTGGAAAGAACATGGAGATAATAGATGGTATTGGTTAAAGATAACAGCTTTTACAAGTACTAAAATTGTTACTGCTACTGTTTCTGGTGATGATCTTCCAAATACTACAGCAATGACAGTTTACCGTATGGGCGCATGGTGTTCAGCGAATGGTTATCCTGGTAGTGTTGACTATTTTGAAGAGCGGCTTATCTTTGCTGGCTCTAATGAACATCCTCAGACTATATGGGCTTCTGCTTCTGGGGATTACAATGTTATGGCTCCCGGAACGGATGATGATGATGCCTTTGTTTATACAATAGCCGCAAGGGGGGTTAACGCTATAAGGTGGATTGTTCCACAGAATGTCCTTTTAATAGGAACGATGGGTGCGGAGTGGAAAGCAAGTTCTTCAAATAGTGAAGAACCGATGAGTGCTACTAATATATCAGTAAAGCGACAATCTACTTGGGGAAGTAAGAAAGTCCAAGCACTTTTAGCCAATGACGTTGTTTTGTTTATTCAGAGGGCGGGAACTAAAGTAAGGGAGCTTACCGAAGATCCTAATTCTTTATCGTATAAATATATAGCTCCTGACCTTTCATTGCTGGCCGAGCATATTACCGAAGACGGGATAGATGACTTGGCTTATCAGCAAGAGCCGATTGCGATTGTATGGGGTATCAGGGATGACGGTGTTCTTCTTGGTATGACCTATGAGAGGACACAAGATGTTGTTGCTTGGTATAGATTTGTCACGGATGGAGAATTTAAGAGTATAGCAACCATTCCCGGTACGACTGAAGATGAAAGTCATATAGCAGTGCAGAGAACCATAGAAGGGGAGAATAGGGTTTATTTAGAATACTTTATGCCTTTTGATTGGGGGGATGATAGAACAGATTGCTTCTTTGTAGATTGTGGGTTAACCGGAGACAATGGCGCAAACATGACTATCACAGGGGCCACCAAAGCGGATCCGGTTGTTATCACAGTTGCAAGTGCTACTCAGGACGATGACGATTTTATAACAATAGAATCGGTTGCGGGAATGACTGAGCTTAATGAAAATACCTATAAATTAGCCGGTAAAGCTGGAAGTACTTATACGCTACAGGATACTGATGGTAATGATATAAACGGAACCGGGTTTACAACTTATGCTTCAGGTGGAATTGCGATCCCCGTAGCAAAGACCTATTCGGGTGCAGATCATTTAGAGGGTGAGGCTGTTTCTGTTCTGGCTGATGGGTTTGTTCTGGATGCTGTTACTGTAGAGTCTGGGAATGTTACTATTGGGGGTTATTACAACAAGGTTCATATCGGGTTAGGTTACACCGGAGAATTGACCCCGATGGACATAGAAGCGGGAGCGCAAGCCGGAACGTCTCAAGGGAAGAAGAAGCGGGTTCACGGTGTAACCTTGAGGCTGAAAGATACGATGGCTTGTAAGGTCGGCCCTGATGCTGATAACTTAGAAGAACTTGACTTTATGACTGATAACGACAGTGAAAACGAACCTATACCGCTATTTACTGGAGATAAGTATAAAGAGCTTACACATGATTGGGAAGCATCTGCTTTAGTAACAGTGGTTCAGGATGTTCCTTTGCCTTTAACCCTTCTGGCAATTTTACCAGAAATGAAAACAAATGAGATGATATGAAATCAGTAGAAATTATTGCATATGAAGCGAAACATGCCCTTGAGATCAAGACCCGTCAGATGGACATGGACGAACGAAAAACAGAGAACTTTGAAGCGTGGGCAAAGTTTAACGAAAATGGAGCCGCCTTTACTGGTCTTTACGAAGGTAAGATAGTTGGGTGTGCTGGTGTCAGAGTTTTGTGGAAGGGTGTTGGTGAAGCGTGGGCCGTTTTCTCCCCTAATGTTATTCATTTAGTGAAGGAAGCTTATGTGTATGTTGACAAGTACCTTCAAATTATTATGGAGGATCATGGCTTATGGCGTGTTCAATGTCATGTCAGGACTGACTTGGATATCTTTTCTCACTACGTTGAGAACTTGGGGTTTGAGCGTGAAGGGCTTATGCGGAAATATGGTTATGATGGCAAGGATCGTTATCTTTATTCGTATGTGAGGTAATTATGGGCTTAGCTACAGCAGTAAGTATAATTGGAACAGCGGTAGGTGCGGTAGGTTCTATAGCGCAAGGGCAACAACAGCAAGAGTGGGCTAATTACAATGCTGCCATTGCACAACAGCAAGCACAAACAGCGAAAGCTACAGCGGAATGGGAAGCTACACAAAAAAGAAAAGAGACCGAGCGACTTTTAGGAAAACAAAGAGCTTTATATGGTGTGGCTGGCGTAACTTATGAGGGCTCTCCGCTTGAGTTGATGGCTGAAACGGCGGCAGAAGGGGAACTTGATGCTTTAATGCTTGAACGGACAGGAAAAATTAGAGAACAAAAATATATGTCTGAGGCTGAATTAACTAAAATGAAGGGTCAACAGGCCGCTACTGCTGGTTATTTTGGGGCGGGAACAACGCTTTTGACTGGTGCAAGCAAATTATATAAAGCAACTGGAACAAAGGTAAAGTAAATGCCTAAAATACCTACACAATATAGAGAAGTTAGGCCAACTGGAGAGGTTGGTGCGGTTAAGGTGAGTCCGGCAGCAATGACACAAGTAACTCAAGCCGCGGGGCAGTTCGGGCAAGTTTTGTCTGGTATAGGAACTGAGTTTGTCCAGAAGTTGCGGGAAGCAAGAGAAGCTACTGAATACTCTACAGCACAAAGAATCTATGAAGAAAATATAAACACTGGAATGGATGATTTACAAAGGTCTGGTGATTATAAAACCTTCGGAGAGACTTATAGCACATTTGACCAATCTGCATATGACCAAGCAATTAAAGGAATTACAGAACAAAATGCAAAAAATACCTTTGAGGGTTGGTATCAGAAGCAGAGAATGGATAATGAAAAAACGGTGAATAATCTTGTTTGGGGATTAGAATCAAAGGATTTAGCTTCTCAGTATTATATGAATATTGAACACGCTGTAAAAGAGGGCGATATTGACAGAATAAACTCTTTAACTGCTGGTGCTGTAGGTGGGAATATAATTGATGCTGTGGTTGGGGAAAAGGCAAGAGAAAATGCAATCCAGAAAATAGAGTATAATACATTATGGAATAGTGCAATAGCTATGCCTGATGAAGCTACTGGAATGGAAGTAATTGAAAAAGCTGAGGGCATTTCACCCGGAACCCGAAATTCACTCTTAACTTCCGTAAAAAGACACTTTACTGCGAAGGAAGCGAGAGAGAAAGAATCGATTGAAACTCAGAGAGAACAGCAGAGAGAAGGTTTGCTTCCGAAATTGAGAGATGGTTCGATTAGTCCTAATGACATTTACGGTGCAGGATTTGAAACCAGAGAAGAAAAACAATGGCTTGACTGGATGGACATGAAGAACAAAGCTAT